TGAAAGAAGAGGATTTAAATTATATGACGAAGACTCACTAAACACAAAATTATTAACAGGAGAGAAAACAAATGGCGAACAAGATAATCAAGTATAACCTAACTGCTGAAGGAACTATTCCTACTCATATAGCAGACGGTGGTTATTACCCAAAAGCAAATAGTAATTCTTCACCACAAGATTGGGATCTAATCGGTGCAACTGTTGACGGTTCATCTGAAACAGGTCTAGGTGAATTAGCAAATGCGGCTGCGATTAAATCTTATTTAGATACTTACACATCCGATTGGAAAGATACAAACGCAGATGGTGAAGAAATAGATTTTAATCAGACGACTGCTGCTAATGGTATTTGGGCAAAAAAAATATAATAATATTTTAAGGAATTTTAAATGGCAAACTATCCACAATTAGATGACCAAGTAGGTGTATGGAAACTGAAAGATGTCAATAGTGCTGTAATGGGTGGATATTGGCGTCAAGCTGCTGGTCATGGATCAAGAGCAGTTTTTGGTGGAGGTTACACTCCTTCTGCTGCTTTAAATGTGATGGAATTTATTACAATTGCGTCAACAGGAGATGTTACCGACTTTGGTGATTTATCTGGTGTTCGACAAAACTCACATAATGGTAATGTAAGTTCTCATACAAGAAATACTTTTGGTGGTGGATATCATGGTGGAACTGTATCTAATCAAATTGATTACATAACAATAATGAGTGCAGGTAATTCTGCTGACTTTGGAAATTTATCTGTAGCAACAGGTGGAGAACCTGCAGGTATGTCTAGTTCAACTAGAGGAGTTTTTGGTACTGGAGGTATTGCAGCCTCTCCAGGAGAAACAAATAATATTTCATTTTTAACAATGGCGTCAACAGGAAACACATCAGATTTTGGTGACGCAACAGTAGCTAGATTTTCAGCATCAGGTTTAAGTAGTACAACCAGAGGAATTATGGCTGGAGGTGGTACACCCACAAAACAAAATACAATAGATTTTATTGAAATAGCTTCAACTGGTAACGCAGCTGACTTTGGCGATGTAGGAACAGCTAAAACAGGTGCCTTTAGTTGTGCTTCTTCTACTATTGGTCTTATAGCAGGAGGCGCTGGAGGTAGTAGTCTTGCCGTTGTTGAAAAAATAAATATTGCTTCACAAGGTAATGGACTAGATTTTGGAGATTTAGTCGCAGTAGGAAATAAAGGAATAGGAACTTCTAATTCTTTAAAAGCAATTTTTGCTGGAGGTAATCCAGCTTCAGATGTTATTCAAGAAACAAGATTTTCTACTGGAGGAAATACAACAGATTTTGGAGATTTAAGCGCTGGTAAAGCAGGGTTAAGTGCAGGATCAAACTCACATGGTGGTCTTAATGAAGGTTATCAAGGAACGAGAATAAGACCAATACCAAGAGGTGGTGGTGCAGGACAAAGAGGACTTCAAGCTGCAGGAGAATCACCAGCAACTTCAAACATAGATTTTATAACAATATCTACTTTAGGTAATGCTTCTAAATTTGGTGATTTAACTACAACTGCCTTTGATGGTATAAATTGTATAGGTGGTGAAGTAAGAGCTATATTTGGTGGAGGAGCACAAGGACCTGATGGTTTTTCTGATACTATGCAATATGTAGAATTTGCTAGTGAAGGTAATGCCGCTGATTTTGGTAATTTAGTTGAAGGAATAAGAGAACCTGCTCCTATAGGAAATAGCACAAGAGGTATATATGCTGGAGGAAATGATTCACCAGCTAATAAAGATACAATTCAATATGTCACAATAGCTACTGTTGGTAATACATCAGATTTTGGAAATTTAACTGCTGCTAGAAAAAAAGCTGCGCCTGGAAACTCAACCACAAGAGGTATTGCTGCAGGAGGACAAGAGCCAGATGAGTCAAATATTATTGATTATATAACAATTGCAAACACAGGTAACGCTACAGACTTTGGAAATTTAACAGTTGCTAGAAACTGGATAGGTGGAAATTCATCTAGCACTAGAGCTTTATTTGGTGGAGGAAGAACTCCTACAAACCAAAATGTTATTGATTATGTTACCATTGCTTCTACAGGAGACGCTGCAGATTTTGGAAATTTAACAACAGCAAGGTATTCTACAAATGGAGCATCAAATTCTATTAGAGGTGCTTTTATGGGTGGTGCACCTTCAGGAAATGTAATAGATTATGTGACTATTGCTACAACAGGTAACGCTGCAGATTTTGGTGATCTAACTTATTCAGGCACACAAGGTGGTGGTGGAAACTCTAACGGACACGGAGGATTAACAGTATAATGGCAATCTGGGAATTAAAAGAACGAAACAATATTGTAAGAGAAGGTGTCACTAAAGATAGAGCTATTTTTGGAGGAGGTGGTTCACCAAATCAGAATGTGATTGATTATATAAGTTTAAGTAGCACAGGAAATGCAGCTGATTTTGGTGACATGACTGTTGCAAAAGGAGTAAGAAATTCTGGAGCCTCATCTACTAGAGGAGTATTCGGTGGTAAACATCCTAGCACTGCTATTGATTCCATAGAAATAGATACATTAGGTAATGCTGTTGACTTTGGAGATTTATCAGGTTCAAAAGAATACTTTGGTGCGTCAAGTAATAACCTTAGAGCTGTCTATGGTGGTGGAGATCCTGGAGGAAGTCTTTTAAATGTAATAGATTTTATAAACATAGCAAGTTTTGGTGATGCAGCAGATTTTGGAGATTTAAGTGCTGCAAGAGGCTCTATGCAAGATATGCCATCGACAACAACAAAAGGATTCTTTTGTGGAGGAGCAGGGGATGCAGTAGTAGATATAATTGAAAATGTAACATTTGCTACAACTGGTAATGCTGTTGACTTTGGTAATATGGTAGCTGATTCAAGTAGAATATCTGGAAGGTCTTCTAGGACAAGAGCTTTTTTAGGTAGTATTAGAAGTCCTGGTAATACAAATACAATAGAATTTTTTGAAATGGCTTCAGCAGGTAATGCTGCTGACTTTGGAAATATGACTGCTGCAAAATCATATGTAGGAGCTGTTTCTAATAGTATCAGAGGAGCATTTGGTGGAGGCTATAATCCAAGTGTGACAAATGTAATAGATTTTATAACCATTGCTTCAACAGGTAACGCAACAGATTTTGGAGATTTAACAGCTGCTCGATATGCTCCATCAGGAGTATCTGGTTCTCATGGTGGAATAAGTTTTCTTGAAGGTTTGATACAAAGACCATCAGTAAACTATATGCCTGGGTCAGGAAGAGGTATTGCAATGGGTGGATATGCTGCACCTGCACCTACAACTACAATAGAATTAATACATATACCCTCATTAGGTAATTCTTCTGATTTTGGAGATATGCACACAGGAGTTGCTTTTGGTTCAGCTAATTCATCTTTAACAAGAACAATTATGCAAGGTGGATATAATGACGATCTTTCAACAGAAGTAGATCAAATTCAATTGATTGAACACGCTTCACGAGGTAACGGATCTGATTTTGGAAATTTATTATCAACAAGAGCTAACAGCACTTCAACAGGATCATGTAGTTCAACAAGAGGATTAAGTGAAGCTGGTGGTACAGGTGGTGGTGGTGTTGTAAACGAAATAGAATATATTACAATGGCTACAATTGGAAATGCACAAGATTTTGGAAACCTAACTGTTGCAAGAGAACTTTGTGCTTCTTGTAGTAATGGAACAAGAGGAGTGACTGGAGGGGGAGGTGAACCTGGAGTTTCAAATGTTATGGATTATTTGACTATTGCAAGTACAGGTAACTCAGCTGATTTTGGAAATTTAACTGTAGGTAGAGATAGAACTGGCTCGTTATCTTCTACTACAAGAGGATGTTTTTCAGGAGGAAGAGCTCCTTCAAATTCAGATGTTATTGATTATATTACAATTACTTCAACAGGTAACGCACAGGATTTTGGAAATTTAAGTGCTGCTAAATCAGGACCAAATGGAATGAGTAATTCTATTAGAGGACTTTTTGTGGGCGGTAGAATATCACCTGCTAATATAAATGTAATAGATCATATTACAATTGCTTCAACTGGTAACGCTGCAGACTTTGGTGATTTATCTGAAGTTAAAGAAGGAGTTATGTGTGGCTCTGATTCTCATGGTGGTTTACAAGGTTAAAAAAGACTTATAAATACTTATATAATATTATGAAAGGTTAAAATGAAAAAAGACGAGTTATTGACGGTGTTCCCTACACCTGTTCAGATATACAAATACGAAGACAGTATAGAAAAAGAATTAAAATACATTGAGAATATAGAGTGGAAAAAACAAGTTGTTAATGGTAACTTCAAATCAAAAGATTCTTATCTAACAAAACATGAATCGTTAAAGAGTATAGTTTCTTTCTTTGGAGAATGTATTAATGATTATTGTAATACAATAATTAATTCAGAGCAGAGATTAGTTATAACTCAACTATGGGGTAATCGAAATCCTAAAGGTTCAAATCATCATGAGCATGTTCATCCTAATAGTATTATAAGTGGTGTGTTTTATTTAAGACAGGACCCTAAACTACCACCGATACAATTCTCTAAAGCAAATCAACACGGTATGAAGTTAGACCCTATAAAATATAATAACTACAATGCTGAAACATTTTTGTTACCTTGTGTAGCAGGAGAGTTGATACTATTTCCTTCTGATTTAAAACATAGTGTGCCTATGAACAAGGGCGAAGAAGAAAGAATCAGTTTATCATTTAATACTTTTTGTATTGATACATTAGGTAGTAAAGACAGTCTGACACATTTAGATTTAAGGAGTTTAATAAATGAATCAAATTGAAGATTATATAATAATTAATAATACAATACCAAAAGAAATTTGTCAGTCTTTGATTGACGAAAATAATAAAAAAGAATGGCGAAAACATACTTGGAATAACTATACGACAGGTGAAACAACTTCCGAAGCAACAAAAGAATTAGATGTGATGAGTTGCACGAAAGAACAACAAGATAAGGTTACACCTGCTCTTGTTCAGGCGTTAGATGAATATCAGAAGATATGTTCTTGGGAAGGCGATAAAACAGGCAGTCAATGGCTATCAAAATTTAGTCCCATTCGTTTTAATAAGTATGAAGTGGGTACTCTAATGAGAAAACATTACGATCATATACATAGTATCTTTGATGGTAAGATGAAAGGCATTCCTATCGTATCTATCGTGGGCAATCTAAACGAAGATTATGAAGGGTCAGAATTTCATTGTAGGGGTAAAGAAATTAAATTAAAGACAGGAGATATATTGTTGTTTCCGTCTAATTTCATGTATCCTCATGAGGTAACAGAATGTACGAAAGGTACTAGATATTCATTTGTGAGTTGGGCGTTTTAAATATATTATAAATATAAGAAAGATTTAATATATAGGGATTTGACTAATGGCAACAATACAAAATATCACTATTGACCAGGACGCTGATTACACAGAAACTTTGACTATCAAAGATTCGACAGGCACAGTCGTAGATTTAACAGGAAGCACAATCACAAGTAAGTTAAGGAAGACTCATTTGTCAAGCAGTGCTACTTCTTTCACAACTGCTCTCGTAAGTGCAACAGATGGTACTTGTTCAATAACATTAACAGACACGGTGACCTCAGGTCTTTCTGAAGGCAGATATGTTTGGGATTTAACTGAAACAGATTCAAGTGGTATCATCACTAGAAGAATCGAAGGAAGAGCAACAGTCACACCAAGCGTGACTAGATAGTTATGTCAACTCAAAAATACATCAATAGTAATTGGCCAGGTCTACAAGAGAAAGTAAAACTTGAACAAGTTGATAGTGGCTTAGAGATTGATATAGATATCGAGAAACAGATATCACAACTACAAGAGGCGAGAATAGCAGGAGAGTTAGAGAAACCAGAAGAACTATCAATCGATCCTGTAAAACAATTAGATGAATGGCACCTTGAAAAAGGATTGAAAACTTTTCTCTCTAATGTAGAGTTTGAGAAAGAAGATTTAGATAAGAAGATAAGAGAAGAAGACGCTAAGATTTCTGCTTTAGAAGAAATGTTTGGTGGTTTAATTAATAAACCTAAGACAGAAAAAGAGATAGAAGTAGAAAATACAGAAGCCTTTTCTGAATCCTCGTTTAATGAATTGTCTGAGGAAGAGAAACAAGAAAGAGCAAAAGCAAGATTAAATGTTTTATCTGAATTGTTTGAGAAGAAGATCATAGAAGAAAAAATTGAACAAGAAAAAGTCAAACAAGAAAGACTAGAAGAAGAAAGAAAACAAAGATTATTAATCGACTCTGGTTTAGAGAAACCAAAAGTTGAGATTGACGCTAAGACTTTAGAGGCACAGAAATTAGTAGAAGAAAAATACGGACAGGCAGGTTCGTTAGCACTTCAAGGTTTAATGAATGCTTCTTCGAAAGATATAGAAGCTGATCCTCTGATGGTTGATAAAGTACTTCAACATATTTCAGAAATGAAAGTTGCGAATGAGTTAGATAAAGATAAGATGAAGTCTTTAAAATCAATCGACTCACTAGACAAATTAACTAAAGAGTTTTTAAACTTTAAAAATTTAACTTCTATACAACTTTCTACTGTTGGTGGTGGATTAGATACAAATAAAATATCAGCAGACTTAATGCCAACAACAGGTGGAACTTTTGATTTAGGTTCTGCAACAAGACCTTGGCGTAAATTATTTTTGTCAGGTGGTACTTTAGTTGTAGGTGACGCCGAAATTTCTGGTACTGAAATTGCACAATTAGATGGTGTGACGGCAGGAACAGCAGCTGCTAGTAAGGCAGTTATTCTTGATTCTTCAAAAGGAATAACAGGACTAGGCACAGTAGGTATGACTACCTTATCATTAGGTGGAACAACTATTACTGCCTCAGCAACTGAATTAAATCATGTAGATGGCGTGACAGGCAATATACAAACACAAATAGACGCTAATACAACACTTGCAAATACAAAAGCGTCTAAAGCATTTGCAATCGCACAAGCAGTTGCTTTAGGATAACTAAATAGTATTA